AAAAACAAGAAAGCGTATTAACAACAGTACTCACCAACCGAGCTAATGAAGAATTTCAGTTTGAAGATACTGATATATACCCTGATTATGCAACTTCCAAAATGTGGTAAAAATGAAAACAACCATAGAAAAAGGCAAATGCTATGAAATAGGCGATTGGCTCGTACAGATAGACAGAATAGACGAGCGGTATATATGGGGCTTTGGTGCTGATAGTGATAGGGTGATAGGGTTTATTTCCCTTCCTATTGATAGCAAGGTAAGTCGAGAAGTACCCATTAATGACTACATCAACTATATAGATGTCGCAAGACAGAATATAGCGGCTGAATTTCGTGAGAGACTAAGCCAGTACGAAGAATAATAACAAATAAAATTATATCAAAAATGAATGAGAATTTAATCACAGTACAACAACTCCCCGTGATCGTATATGAGCGATTGGAAAGCGTGGGGCAAGAGATTGACAAGCGTATCGCAGCGCTTGACTTGGATAAGCAACTCGTAACAGAGGACACTAAGAAGGCTGTTAAGGACACCAGGGCAATGCTCAATAAAGAGTTGAAAGACTTTGAAGAGCAACGCAAACGTATCAAAGAGCAAGTAATAGCACCTTACGAGGCTTTTGAAAAAGCGTATAACTCCTTTATCAAGGTAAAATATGAGACAGCCGATGGTATTCTTAAGGTGAAAATTGACGAGTTTGATAAGCGATTAAAAGCAGACAAAGAAGCGCGTATCAGGGCTTATTTTACAGAGTTATGCCAAGCTAATAATATAGACTTCCTCCCTTTTGAAAGGCTCTGCTTGAACATAAGATTAAATGATAGTGACAAGAGCTTGAAGGACATTGTAAATACCAATATTGACAACGTGGTTAAAAGTCTTGAATTTATTGAAAGCCTTAATGATCCTGATGAGTATAAGGCGGAGATTCTAACAGACTACAAGCAAACCCTTGATGTAACCACCGCTATACGTAATGCTCAATATCGCAAACAACAAAGAGAAGCCGAGTTACAACGTATCGAGGCGCAACGAGCAGCAGCCGAGCAAGCAAGGTTAGCCGCTGAAGCAAGGGCAAAAGAAGTGGCTCCTTTGCAAGCGCCTGAAGAAGTACCTACTCCAGCAATTCAAGAAGCACCTGTACCACCTCAAGAAGTCCCTGCTCCAGAGCCTCAAGAAGTAATACCCGACTTGATAGTAACCAGTTTCACCGTACAAGGCACTATGGAGCAACTCAGAGCCTTAAAGGCATATATAATTAGTAATAATATTAAAATCATAGAATAATGAGTACAACAATCACCACTACTGAAAAGAAACTAACATTAGGAAACTTCCTTAATCAAGCCAATACAGCCGATTTCCTAACAAAGACATTAGGGGCGAGAAAATCAGAGTTTGTATCTAACCTCTTAGCTCTTTCAGATAGCAATAAAGAACTGTTACAATGCGATAACACCGAGCTTATGAAGTGTGCCTTGAATGCTACAGCTCTAAATCTACCACTTAACAAGAACTTAGGTTATGCGTATGTTATCGCTTACAAGGATTGGAAGACCCAAGAAGTACACCCACAATTTCAAATGGGATATAAGGGTTTTATTCAGTTGGCTATCCGCAGCGGTCAATATAGAACCATTAACACCTGCGAGGTACGAGAAGGCGAGATTAAGCGTAACAAATTCACCGGACACACTGAATTTCTTGGAGAAAATCCTGAAGGTAAAGTTATAGGCTATTTGGCTTATATAGAGCTACAAAATGGGTTTCAACAGTCCTTATATATGAGCCTTGAGCAGGTGCAGACACACGTAAGTAAGTATTCACAAAGTGGAATGGATAAAAAGACGGGTGAGCTTAGGGGTGTATGGAGAAATGAATTTGACGCCATGGCAAAAAAGACAGTACTCAAGCTCCTACTTAATCGCTACGGGGTGTTATCAGTAGAAATGCAGAACGCCATAGAGAAAGACCAAGCAGATAGCGAGGGGCGTTACATAGATAATCCGCAAGCAGGTAGGTATGTACAAGATGCTGTTATCATAGAGCAAAGCGAGCCTACCGATGTAGTTGCTCAAGAAGAGCCTGTAGCTCATGCCCCTGCTCCTTCAGAAAGTCCTAAACAAGTAGATTTTAAAACCTTGTAAGCATGAGAACAAGTTATTTTACACTCGGACAATCGCACATATATCGCTTTAATGGACAAACCTTAGACCGTGATTGTGTGATTAAGATAACAGCCGAAAATCCAAGAGAATTAATGGTTGAGCATTTTGGGTTAGAGTGGGCTTTTGAATATGATGAACGCCCTGAAATGAGATACTTCCCACGAGGGGTATATAACCTAACAGAAAATAAATGGGAGACATTATGAAACACCAGATTATACTTAGAAAGCACTATTCTAAAGACTTTATAATAGAAATAGAAGCTGTAACAGAAGACGAGGCTATAGATATATTTAAAAAAAATATAGAAGAGTATAAAGCAAAATCAAAAAAGCAAACAGTACTCTATGGTGAAACCTTATTTGTCAATGGAATAGCTGTAGTAGAATTTGAAAATGATACAAACACAAGTAATTAGTTCAGGTAGTGAGGGTAACGCCGTGATATACAACAACGCAATAATGGTAGATTGCGGCGTTTCTCTCAAAGCCTTACAAGAAGTAAAACGTTCCTTGAAAATTGTACTTCTAACTCATAAGCACAGCGATCACCTAAAAATACGCACTTTGCAGCGGTTACAAGCTGAGCGACCAACCTTGCGAGTGGCTTGCGGTGATTTTCTCTTAGAAGAATTACCATGTATCAAGAATATAGATGTATTGCAAGTGGGTAAGATATACGATTACGGAGCGTTCAAGGTATCACCTATTAAGCTGTA